TTATCATCTACACCTGTAGTTCTTCTATCGTATGCTGCCTTAGTTACTGCTGTATATCCTTCATCAACTAAACTATTGTATTCTTCGTCACTACCTGCTGTTCTTTGATTACCGTCACTATCAACAAGATAGACTACTGTGTCATATTGACTACCCGGTGTATCTGTATATATAAATGAACTGTCTACTAAATCACTTGTTATTGGACCTGCCATTAAAATTTCTCCTCAAACTTAGGGTCACCAAGCTTATTGCTTAGTAAGCCGTTAACTATATTCTTAGTATACTGATTACCATCTTTGATACCATCACCTCTAGATTTTGCCATCATTTCTCCATAATTTAAATACTTGTAAGCATCAAAGTCTTCATGCGTTATAGCCATGTTTCTACCTTGATTAGTTATCATAGCCTCATTAAAGTACAAGAATTGTGTGTATGCATTACTACCTTTTAATGCATCAGGTGCACCTGCGTCCCATATGGATTGCAATTCATCTTTTACTTTAGCTTTACCTTCTTCTGTATCATACATAGCTTGAAATGCTTGCATTTTCTTTTTATCATTTTTAATTTGTTCTGCTGCTCTACCACCTATAATGTTGTCTATATCATCAGAAACAAGTGCTCTATTCTTAGTAACTTCTAAAGTAAGAGGGTTATTAACACCGTATATAGTTCCTTTAATGCTTTCAAAGTATTCATCAAAGTCTGCACCTAACTCTTTATCCATAAACATTTTTTCTACAATGTTTCTTAATACTGCTTCATTCTGCACATTACCTTCTGTCCATAAAGCTCTTAGGTTTTCATATACATCAGGATTATCGAACTCAAAGTTACCTGCATAATCTGCTAGTACAGTATCTAATATTTCTTTTTGTGATTGTTCCCAAGCTGCCATAGCACCCGGTCCTGTAAGTTTTGCATTAGTATAATCTATTAATCTAAAGTTAAACTCTGTACCAATTGGTAGTGCGTCTTGTATAGCTTGTCTATTTATTTCTATACCTTGTATTGCAGATTGAAATACTATATCTAATACTGCATCATATTCTTCTGTTAAATAATCTCCCCATTTTGCCATAAACTTTTCTACTTGTACATTCATTAAGTCAAATGGGTCAAAGCCTCTTTGGTTTAAATAAGAAGGAGGTAATTGATTCATCTTACCTAAGTTAATTGATTCAGCAATAAAAGTATCTGATAATGCAGAGCCATCATAAATCTTTAATGTTTGTACAAAAGCACCTGTATTGTCTTGTAGCTGAACTTCTTCACCTAAGCTAGGACCATTAGGGTCTGTGTATTCAAAGAAAGCAGATACTGTTTCTCCTGCAATTTGTTGTGTAAATACTATGTAATACGTATTACCTTTCTTGTATAAGATACTATCAGCATTGCTAGGTACTTTACTTAGTACAGGGTGATAGCCTGATTTACCTACATTAGGGTCACCACTTGGTACTCCTGATGTTCCATCTATTAATGGTTGATTCATTTAAGACCTCCCGGTATCTCGTATATGTCTTGTGG